AATTGAAGTTTATGAGGCGGGTAGAATAAACCAATAATTGAGAAGGGATTCTTCGTTCCTTTTCTATGATTTCTAAATACAGTTCCTAATATTAAATATAAATCTTTTGTTTTCGCTATTTTTGTAAGCTTCTCTAGAACCGAATTAATCGCATCTTTCTCGGTTTTTCCCCTCAACATTTTCCAATATAGGGCCCCAATTTCCCAGTCTTCAATTTGTAGTCTATGGGGCTTATTGTCCGATATAAACTTATAATAAAACGTATATGGGAGCGGTTCAACTTTTCGGACGCTTGCATCATTTCCCCATTCTTCTTCATCAAAGAGCAGATATTCATTCTCGTTACTTTGGAGCGGCTCTTCTTTCTCTTTTGCTTTTTCATATTCAGCTCTAATAACTTGATCAGGCTTCAATACCGCTAAAGATTTTTTCAAAGGTCCATATGCATCATCGATTAATTTATCCAAAGAAGTATAAACATCACTCAAGAGATATTTACGCCTTTCTTCCCATCCGGACTCCCCAGTTGGGATTGTTTCTCCCAAGGTTATTTCTTCTTGAATTCCTCGAAGGGGGCGAAAACTTTCAGGCCTAAAATCCTTATGAGCTTCGCGTTTTTGCAGATCAAGCGAAATCCATGTATATTTTTTATATTGTGATTGCTCATCCATAAATCGAAATGGTATAGGATAAATCCGAATCCATTGGTTGCCGTTAAGCAACCCAGCCGTGCATACTGTTTCTTCATATTTTCTTGACTTTTGAGGGTAGGCTTTTGCTACAACCAGAATACGAGCACCGCGAATTGTGTCATCTTCCATTATTTACCTCATCTTTATACTAAATATGAATTGCGGGTTCCGTTATTAGTCCTTTATTATAGAAGAAGTCCGAGACACACTTACGATGGCAATAATTAGGATCTCGTTCAAAACAAGTTAACGCCACGGAAGAAAAACCTTCGAGAACTTGTGCTAGTTCATCAATACCATCCTTGGCGTTCGGTAAAATTTTCGACTTATACATATCGAATAATTTTTGGTAAGATGCTAAATCATCCAAGTTGTGCCGAAATGAAGACTCTATTCCAAGGCTAGGGATATGGATATACGCGATTCCACTCGCTGCTAATGCCGCTGATAGGCTGGACTTCGAAAACCCCTTTTTCCTGGAAATTGGGTTTTTCCGGACATCAACAACGACTTGGATATGACGAGAGAGTAATTCATCACAATATTCATCTATAGAGCGCCCTTCATATCCAAGGGTGAATAATAGCGAAGTGGAAACAGGATGTAAGACCGTTTGCGGGTATCTCATAGATATTGTCATCTTAAGATGTTTCGGCTAATTCCCGCAATCCATTAACTGCTAAGCAATGAGTTTTTCAGTTGGTAATTCCTCCTTTAATCGTTTTTCAGCTACTTTACAAAAATGATGATCTTTTTCTATGGCGATAAAGGACCGGCCTACCCGAACGCAGGCCACGGCGGTAGTGCCGGAGCCTACGCAGGGGTCAAGGACGATTTCACCAGGGTTTGAATAGGTATTTATCAACCATTCAAAAAGGGTTAAAGGCTTCTGAGTTTGGTGATAGAGGGGGCGTTTCCGAGATCCCATTTCACGGGGGACTTCCAGGATGCTTGTTGGGTAACGAACTCCAGGGTTATCGGTAATGGCTGGAGTCCGCACCGCGCGGTATACGCCGGACCTCGTTGTGGAGTTCTTTGCGCGTCTCCGGTATGGAGATCCCGGCAAAAATTGCGGATGATAGTTGGGGAGATGTTTATAGAAAATGAGCACGAGTTCATGGCGCCGTAGGGGCATGCGCCGGGAATTGAGAAAGCCCACCGATTGGCGCTTGTCCCAGACTAGGTCGTATCGGAAGATATCCCGACCGGCATTGATGAGATCCGTCGCGTACGGCTGGGTAGCCGTGAGGGCAATCACCCCATGGTCCTTAATCACGCGGCGAAGCTCATTGAAGAATTTCTCCGTGGGGAGCCGCTTGTCCCAGGAGCAATCCGTCACCCCATAGGGCGGATCGGTAAGGATCATGTCTACCGATCCGTCAGGGATGGTCTTGAGAACGGCCATGCAGTCGCCCTCGGTAATAGTGTTCAGCAATGGTTGTATCATGACTTGGTAAGTAGCTCGGCAGGTCAAACCGAGTCAAGCAGACGCAGGCAGAGCCGAAAAACCCAAAAAGGCCGTAGACGCGTCCGATTGAAGAACGGGACAAGTTACCGCCGTTAATTCATTAAACGCTTATTAAACGGCGATTTTTGCAAATAGGGCAAGATTACCCTAAAAGCTAGGACGACCTTGACCGCAAAAGATTCCAAGATTATATTTTACTTGAGAGAAAGCCGTGGGGCAGACTCCTGCCTTGGTTAGGCAGGACAGCCAATACCCCTGGCTTTTTTATTTTAGCTCCCAGGGCGTCAGTTCATAAAACACCAACCGGCCAGTCGCTTTTTCCCTTTTTAATACCACCGAGAACAATTCACGTTGTCCATTAACCTCAATGACGGATTTTCCTTTTAGGACTTCCGAGAAGTCTGGGTTTCCATGAATCTCGGATTCTGTCTTGAATCCTGTCGCGTTCCGGAGGATATCAGGAAGCCGATCGAGTACGGTCAATTTTGATGGGTCTCCAGAATAGGCAACCGCATGGTCAATGCCGGTCTTGTTTATGACGATCTCCTCTTTCAGTGCTCCATTCGTAAATGAAGAGTCGCGCAATTTCATGAGATCTTGCTTAATTTCCCCCCTAAGCGTTTTGCGATCGGGAGAAGCGGCCGGAATCACCTTCTCAACGGCTAACGGTTTTGATGCATTCGCTATCATCGACGTCTCAACCGGATCAAAGCGCAAGCCTATCTTCTTCGCGAAGGCCGTTATCTTTTCATCGATACCATATTGCTTGGCCCGATCGAGCATCGAGGGAGTCATCTTATAGAAGCTTCCCGTATCGACGGGGTTCCCACCAAAGCCTTTAGCCGGGGAGTCGGTGGGAAGATATTTAGTGGTTCCCCATGCCGAGTCTTTCTCCCGTTCGTAATCGACTTCTTCTTGGAAGACGGCCCGGACCGTTGAGCGGCAATTAAAGTGCAAGGGCGGCCAGTTCTTCTTCCAGAATGGATGCGTGGCGGGCAGGATGGTTCCCGAGCGATCACGACATATCTCCGTTTGGCGGCCATCCTCGATTCCCACGAACTCAAGGTATTCCGGTTGGCTCTTCATGAATTCCGCCGCGCGGCCGGCGTTATAGGTCGTCTGCATATTGGTCCGGTAGACGGTCTCCCAGTACCAGGGCGATTCCCCCACGCCTGCGCCCTCAAGGGTATGGGCTTCGGTCCAGAACTCGCTTAAGGGCGTCCCGTCTTCAACGGCTTTAAGGCATAGCTGCCTTGCTTGCTCGACGGTATCAACTTCGGATAGCGCCGCCACGGTGAAGGCTCTATACCGAAGTTGGGGCTCAAGCGCTGTCCATTCATCCTTGGTTAAAGGAATACGGGACTTGAGGAAGGAGACCGCCTCGTCATAGCTCATCTCCGGGGCGTCAGGAGAATCAGCAAGCTGAAGCGAGGGTGAAGCATGGTCCATACCGAGGGCCCATGAGAGGATAAGCATCTTCTCAGCTTCCTTCACTAGCCGCCCATCAGGCCGACCAAACGAAGGGGCGGCCGCCAACGTTTCTTTAGTGGGCCCTCCGGCTTTATTTATAGAAGAAAACCACTTCTTCACTTGCCCTTGCAGGAGAGGAATGATTCGGGCGGACGATGAGTCCGCGGTCGAATCAAGCTCCTTAGCCTTGGCCGATTCATCTACTAGCGGATCTTGAGCGGTGGACGAACTTTTTTTTTTGGGTCAGCGTCAGCCAGACCCATAGGGCCGAGGGGGCTGGCAGGCGCAGGCTTCAGGAAGGTATCTCCTTCGTCCGCAGGCTTGGGGAGGCCATACCGGGAATAGAGGGCATTCTTTGAAACGGGTATGGCGCGGTCTATGGCGTCGCGGACCATTTCCCATGAGGCGTAATCGTTAAGGTCAAAGGAGACGACGGGCACGGGCTCGTCTTGGCCATAGTTCAGCTCAACGATCCATGAGAGGTACGTCTGCAGGACTGGCTGGAGATCTCGACATTCAAGTTTCGAGGTATCAAGGGAGACGCCTTCATGCACCTCTGCCTGGGCGCGCGTACCGTTCTGGGCTTCCTGTACGCCCAGACTTGAACTTACGAGGGCATAGGCGATTTGGGTGTCGCAATAGTCGGCCAATACCTTGAACTCGCCCAGAGCCCCTTCCGAGGTGAGGGTTTGAACGCTCTTTATGTTGGCCAGGGCCGCACCGGACCCGGATCGAACCGAGGCAAGGAGCCCTGATAATTCTTGGGCCCGCTGCCGGGTTTTTTCCTCATTCTCCGTGGCGTCAAAAAGGGCGAGGATAGAGGGGACGGCAAACTTCTCGCAGGCCATGAGCCAGAACTCGAGCCCCGCCTTCTTGATCTTCCAAGACCAGTAGCAGGCCTTGAGGGCCGAGGTTCCGTATGGGTTCTCCGCGTCCTTGTCATGGGAGTACACCAGCCATTTATAGGGTTGGTCGAGCGCGATCGTTTCGCCGTTCCGGATATATTTCGGCAAGCCGTCGGCATTAAAATGGAATCGTTCCGGCCGGCGCCGGACGAGTCCGGAAGGTCGCCAGTATCCGTCGTCCTCCTTCCATAGAAGCTCGACGACCGAGAAACCATACTCAAAAGCCGTAAGGAGCTTCCGCTCCACGTCTTGGAGCGAGACGGACTTGAGGGAATCTTGGCAGAAGGCAAACACGTCATCGCTAGCCGTTCCCTGCTCAATGGACGCCGGGAAGTTGAGCACTGCCGCCTTAGCCACACGCACCAAGCTCTTAATCCGCGGATCGATCTGCATCTCGCGGTAGAGGGCAATGGTCTCGGCATTATCCCGAAGGATCTCGTCGGGGTTGGGAAGGTAGTTCAAAAAGCGCAGGAAGTCATCGACCTGGATGACGCGGGCTTCGAGGACCTGTTTATCCGGGGTGGGTTCGGGCTGTTTCATCTATTAAATCCTTTCAAGACCTGAGCGGTCTTTGAGCGTAGGCCGAATTCCTGGAAAGGGACAACGATGGGCAATGCCTTCTTGACGCCTCCCTGGGCTTCCTTGAACGCATGCCACAAAGCGTCGGCCTCATCGTCGTAGGCCGACTTGGGGCCGTCCGGGGTAAACATGGAAAGTTGCTCAACGAGTTCCTTCTGGTCCTTACGGAATCGAATGAATCCGGCCTCGATCAGAGGCGCCATTTCCTTGACGCGTTGAACCTTCGAAAGACCACCAAGCTTTCTTCCCACAATAGGGAGGTAAATACCGAGCTTGGCAGCCTTCTCCATGAGGTTGTTTTTATAGATACCCTGGAAGGCGACATCCTCAAAGCTGATCGCCGAATGGAGCCAGACTAGGAAGGTGGATATAATCTT